AATGGCTTGTCTATCTCTAATATAATATTCTCTGGGATATGCAACAAGTTGTAATCAAATCTCACTACACCATTACCTAGTTCATCTTCACCACCGAACTCCATTTTTCCAAAGTTGAAGTGTACTCCCACAAATGCTCCATCTACAATTTCAATGAAGTTATCTGTTTGAACATCAGAATATTTGGAATTAACATGTATCTTATATTCAGGCATTGTCATACTCCTGGTTAATCATCTCATCTGTGAACTCTGCCACCAGAGATGTTGTGGAAATGGCATAGTTTTCTTTAATCCAATCTTGAAATGATGCGTCCTTTAGGATAGGCATCCAAAACTCCTTGGCATAGGTGTCGTTTTGCCGATACTTCTTTTCCTCCCCCTTCTTCTGATACCAGCCATTCTGAGGCTTCACAACATGACCAGATTCCAAGGCTACATCAAGTAATCCAGACCATGTACTGATACCACCTTCAAATGACACTTCAACAGGAATCTTGCTCTTCTCACGAACAAAGCGAGACTTCTCGACATTGATGATGAAGTTGTACCCTGTCAAACCATCGGCATCCTTTTCCTGTTGACGACCAATGATGAAGATGTTGTCAGCAGAATAGTAGATGCCAGTACCACCTGACACAATATCCTTCGGGAACATTCCAATTTCCTTGTAAGTATGATTCACCACCACCATCGGGATGTCCTTGATGGTGAGGTGGGGAGTTGCCATTCTGAACAAGCTCTTGAGCTGCTTGGCGCGAGTCATGTCTGCCACACTCTTGCCATCCAAAGCATCTTCCACTTCTTTGCGTGAAGCCAAGTTGCCAATGGAGTCAACAATGATGATGACATGCTCACCACGTTCAATGTTGTTAATCTGTGACATCATATCATGCTTGAGCTGTTCAATATCTGTGATGGGTGTGTGAATCACACGGTCAGTATCAATGCCGAAACTTTGAAAGTATCCTGCTGGTGCACCAAATTCGGAATCATAGAACAAGATGGCGGCATCTTCATACTTCTCCAAATAACTCTTAGCGAGCAACATGGCGAATGCTGTCTTGAAATGCTTGCTAGGACCAGCAAACACGGTCAAGCCAGGCGTTAACCCGCCATCCAAACGACCAGAAAGCGCCACGTTAATCATAGGCACAGGTGTTTGAATCATATCCTTGGCTGTGAAAAACTTACTTTCAGTCAGGACTTCAGTTTCACGAATTGTAGAATTCTTTCGTAGTTTATTAATCAATGACATAACATCTCCTTAGAATAGGTCGTCGAGTGTGGCAATTTTATTAGTACTCCATCCTAAACAATCCAGAATGGTTCTCATAGGTTCCAAGAAACTCTTATCGAACATAGTATGATAATCAACATATTTGTGTAAGTCAAGCTCTTTTGGTAAACTTCCCGTGAAGGCAACACTATTCTCCTTGATGGGGTTAGGTTCCTTGAGGTATAGATATTTGATTTTATCTCCTTCTTTAATCAATTCATATTTCTTATCCAATTTCTTCGCTTTAATATAATGGTTGTATAACAAGGCACCACGAACATGTAAAGGTGTAGCCTTGATGTAAATGCTACTACCAGAATGATACTTCGCCAAATTGTTGGCACTTCTTGGGAAAGCAATTTCTTCGGGTGCCATTTGCATGAACTTCTGTTCCAAATTGGCAATATATTCTTGAATTTCTGCTTGTGTGCTAGTCAGTGCCATTTTTACAGCATCACGAAGATACTGGCGAACACTGCCAGGTGTGCTGCTTCTAACAATTTCCAATCCCTGAACTTTCAACTTAGGTTCTTTATAACGAACACCTTCACTATCGTAGACATTCAAGGCATATCGCTTCTTTGCAACCCAAATGGCTCTGTCAGCAATCACTTCACGTTTAAATTCCATTTTGGAAACATATCCATTAGTGCGCTCCATGATTTCATTGCAAGCATTATTTAATACATCAGCAATTTTTTCCTTGCAGAATTTATCAATCACATCCACAATTTTTGTTTTCTCTAGTTGTGAGAAATGTTTCTCCACCAATTTGTCTAATGTGATGTAACAACTATCAGTATCAGAATAGAAAGTGTATTCAACATCTTCTGTTTGACAAATCTTGTTTAGATAATCATTCAATGCTTTGCCTACGTGCTGAATGATGTATTGACCTGTCAATGTGATGCCTTCAGCAATTCTATCATCATAGAAACGAAAGTATTGATTGGCCCAGGCACCATATAAACTATTCAATTGAATCTTACGAGCCATTTGAATGTTGTTATACTTGCTGATGAGTTTCACTTGTTCAGGATCCTTGGATTTTTCATACTCCTTTTGTGCTTCAATCATCTTCTTCTTGTAGAACACACGTTCTGTGAAAATCTTTTCCACGATTTCCGGGAACAACCCTTGATGTTCATGTGTGTAGCAGTATCCATTAGCTGCCATAGCTACCTTTTTGTTTTGAAGAAATGTGGCGTAACCTATTTCATTTTTTAGTAATTGTTCGGGTGTGCAATCAGCTGTAAACTCCTGTTTCATGGTCTCAGGACTCATGTTATATTGCATGATGATACTAGGATATAGAGATGCGGCATCAAAACTCACCACCCAATCATATTTGCCTGGTGTGGGTTCCTTTACATAGGCTCCTGCAATGGTTCTACCTTCATTATCTTTCTTCTGGTGAACAATGATGTTTTTGGCCCAGAGATGATTATGAAGAATGCAATCCCAAGTTCGTACTGCCGAGAAAATGTCTGTGAAATTACACTTGGCATCATAAGCCATGGTGATAACCAATTCAATCAATTTCATTTTATCTTCCAAGGCATCTACCAGTTCCACGTCTGTGATGTTATATTCTACAAAGGACTGCCAATCTTCTGTGTAGTGTTCCTTGAATGTTTCATATCCATGTTCCAGTTTTCTACGACCCAATTCCTGTTGGGCAATATAATCCAATTTATAGCTTTCTTGTGTTGAATATGTGAACTTCTTATACAAATCCAGATAGTCCAAATTGCTAATACCATAAATGTCGGCTGTGAGATATTCACGTCCATTCATGGTTACAGTTCTTTCATTCACAACGCGCCATGGCGATAGGTCTTTTACCCGATCCTCTCCCAATACTCGCTTAATTCGAACCATGAGATAGGGCAAGTCAAATAGTTGTGTATTCCATCCAGTCACGATGTCTGGACCAGACATCTGCCAGAAACGTAGAAAAGTCGAGAGTAGGTCTGCTTCATCTCGACACCTGATATACTCAAAATTTTTATTGATGTTGCTAACGTCAAATTTTTTCGCACCGAATGTAGTAATCTTCTTGGTGATGTTGTCTTGCACAGTAATCAACAACACCTCTTCAATAGGATTATCAACACTCGGGAATCCATTCTCAGAAGCCGTTTCAATATCAATTGTGAAGATGGTGAGTTGGCTTATATCATAATCCACTTCTTCAGGATATTCTTCTGTGATGTATTGATAGGCAAACGATGTGTTACCGAAGATGGGAAAATTCTCCACTTCTTTATATTTCTTTACAAAGTCCTTAGCATCATTTATATCGTGACATTGAAGAGGTTCAAGATTGTCACCGAACAAACTCTTATATTTACTTTCGTTTTTCGACCTGATAAACAAGGTGGGCCGGAACTCCAACTTCACGGCATCTTTCTTCCCATTCCTTACCTCGCGGACAAGCACCTTGTTCCCGAACTGCAGGACATTCGTGTAAAACTTCTTCATCATTCAACCTCCACCGGGTCTTGAATGTAATATTCTCTAACTTTCCGTAACTAAATCTGGCTGTGTAATCACAACTACTACACTTATCATAAAATATAACATCACCATGAAAGTCTGTCAAGTGGACTCGCCGATAAGTGTCTGGCTTAGCTTGAAAATATCCTTTAAGCACACACGTATCATTCTCCACCCATTCATAATCCCATTCTTCACGGTATATTTTATATTCTGGATAACCAGTTACAATATAGTTATCCAATGCATTACTAAAAGATTTTGTCTGCCAGGTATGTAATACTCCACGACCAGGGACCTGAAAATCAAACTGAATGGTATCAAATAGTCCCATACATTTCTTGAACCATTTTCATGGAATCCTGGATGTATACGTTAGGATAGTTCAAAAATTTATCATGATTATGTCGTACAATATGTTTTACGTTATGAAGGAATTCGTCCTTCTCTTGTTTGGTTTTCATGGCAAACTTTTCCATTTCATGTAGAATTTTTTGCAATCTAACCATGCCATCTTTTTCTTCATCATAACTTTCATCTATAAAAGGATGAAAGGTTTGAAATCCTAGGCTTCTGATATATTCTAAAGATTTGTGTGGACCCATCAGAATGAAGGGTTGTGCATGACCAATAGGTTTCCAAATCTTTTCACTTAAATATCCAGATGGAAAAGAAGTATCATCTTGAAAAAAGATACTTTCTGCTGCAATGCTTATATAGGATTTCAAATATAAATTTTTATCTTCAAAACCATAACCAGCAATCCGAACAATATCTTCCACGTCTAAAATACTGTTGGTGTTTTTTATCATTTCTAAAAATTCTTTATTATCATCATGGCGCAAAAATAGATCCACAGATCCTTTCCAATCTTCAAAGAAACGTTTGTCCCAGGACACATAACTGTTTTCTATTCCCATCTTGTGTATTTTGCTCATAGCCAACAGACGATGCAATTTCCACCTGCGACAGAAAAATAGAAAATCTTTTTTCAAATTTCCTATACTGTTTTCAAATTCTTGATATGTAGCCACGGTGCTTCTAGTGACTCCTACTTTACCCAATTGTGGGTCATGTCCCTTAGGTCCCCAAAATGACCAATAAGGGTCTCGTAGAGTGTTCACAAATTCATTGGACTTAGATAACAATGCTAGATTAAAATCCAACACTTTGTAATTCACATTCATGCTGGCCAAATTTTCTTTCAATTTAAAATCTTGGAACACTAAAATAACCTTTTCATCTGGAATCCAATTCTTCTTTGTGAAGTCAATGATTTTCTGGAAATTATTTCGTGTAACACCTAAGCCACCATCAATGAGATAACTTATCATCAAATATCCATTGCCTTGTTGTATTTCTTTCAAAGCCACACTAGAAATGTTTTCTAGTAGAAGTTTTTGTTGTGAATTGTTTCCAAAAAAAGTTTCTACATTACCAAAAGGTTCCACCATGTAGAACCATTTTTCATTTCTATGGTATTGAAGTATTTCATAGATGGATTTTTTCTCTGCCACATTGTCCCAGAATCCTCCGTTATACAAAGGCCAATCAACGCCCCAGGCTTTTTTAAACCCTTCACCAGAGTTTTTGAAGTCGAAGTCTGTGGCGTTGTATATGGATTCTAGATATTTTGGTTCCAAACAGTTTGGCATTTCGCCGTTATAGGTCATGACATCATAACCTAGAAGAAGCTTCTTCATGGAACTAATTCAATCTTTGGTCTGTTGGGAAGAACAATACCTTTGCCGGTGATGCTATGATATTGATTTCGTAATTCATCTGCCGGTTCTGTGAATAACAGAATGTGATTCTTCTCAAAGGTGAACTTTCTGGTTGCAGAAAAAATCATATATGGTGCTAAGCCTATGCTGTATTGCCCCTTTTCATTTGGGACAATCATCACCATGAGTGGTGTGTCAATGTCTACGGTATTGTCACGTATCTCAACATCACCAATTAAATCTTCACCCAAAAGGGTCTTGATGCACATTAATGCCATGATAAACTCAATTGTAGGGGTGTTAGGAGGACTACTTAATTATAAAATTTCAATCTTACGTGGCTTCTTTTCTTCTGGAATGATGCGTTCCAACTTGATAGCTAGAATACCGTCAACCATTGAAGCATCACGCACTACTACATCATCAGCAAGTGTCCACTTACGGACAAATGCTCGCTTGGCAAGACCCCGATGAAAGTATTCCTTTTCTTCGGATGGTTCTGCCTTGGCTGATACAGTGAGAACACCTTCAGCCAATTCCACATCCAGTTCACTGCGCTTAAAGCCAGCCACAGCCACTTCGATGCTTAAGTTTGTTTCATCATGCTTGATGATGTTGTATGGCGGATAATTGCTATCACCATTAATCGTTTCAATTCTTGACAAACGATCCCATAGGTTATCGAATCCGATAGCCCATGGTCCACCAAGAGATGATGAGTTGAAAGTATAGGTACGTGTGTGTGTCATAATTCCTCCTGTCGAGCGAATGTGTTAGTGATACCCTGTCGGCGTATCTAAGGTTAATTTAACTCCTAACACCCCTACAATCAAGTGTTACTTCTTTTTTCCAATATTATATTTTGCCACTAAGTTCCAATCCTTCTTTTCACCAAATGCTAACACTTTGATTTGTGATAATGGAGCTGTATCTTCACAATCATCAGCGTTTACAATCTCTACTAGACCCCAATCTTCTAATAGATGTGCCACGGTGTTGCGGCGTTGTAAATCATTGTCAGACAAGTCAGCTTGTTTGCCATCTAGCGCAAAAAGTTCCTTGAAATGAACAATGAAATATCTACCTTGCTTATGCAAGATGTGACAGCTTTGGTATAGAGTTTGGTCTTTGCGTGAAGCCACACCAATACGAGTGAGCGTTTCACGAACCTTTAGAAAATCATCTTGATTCACCAATTTCACTTCCAAAGGATTGTATCCTGAGATACCTGGTATATTAATTAAATCATGTGCCATTTGTTAAGCCACCTGTGTTCAAACGTTCCTTAATGGTATTTAGTTGTTCAGGTGATAGGATTCTTAGAGCTTGCTGTGCCTTCTCAGTATTGTAATTATAATACTGTTTCACCACTTCAAGGTCTTCGACCTTTACAGCCTTCAACCATTTCCACTTTCTCTTTTGAGACCTAATGTTATTTATAAGGAAGTCAAACTGGAGGCGCTTTTCCAGATGGGGACGGACATTCATTTCATTGGCGTAATGTACCGTATCAATGCTGAAACTTAAACTTTTATTGACAACAAAAGGATTGTATTGTTTTTCACTCCAATCATCAACAATAAGATTTTCTTTTGTGTAATGTATGGCATTCACGAAGTCAAACGGACTGATTTTCGCCATCTTGTATTCTTCTTCCACAATCCAATCCTTGATGAGTTCACCATCAAGATTCTTCTCTGTCATGACTTCATCTCACAAGTTGCCATGATTTCTGTGAGACACGCCACCAGATTTATCTCAGCATCAGCCACGAACGCTGCCTTGTACTGATAATCAGCCAACATAACAACTAGTTCAGGAACTTGAACCACTTCAGACATCAATGTATCATACAACTTTCGGAACAACACGTTCGGGTCATTGTCCAAATTGTTTACTACCCAGGTTCTCACTTTCTTAAAGTCTTTTTCTCGCAGTGCTACCAACAATTCCTTCATATTGGCTTCAGATACATTGCTCAGAATACCAACATCAATGCTGCCTGAGACAGAATACCGTTGCATCTCATTCAACACACGACGATAATCTGGGAAGTGTTTGTTCAACAGCTCAGCAACTACCTTGGTATCAAATGCAATGTTTTCTTGCGTTAGAATTTCTTGTAAACGCTTAAAAAACTTTGCCGCCACCACAGGGCGATCCTCCTTCTCCAACTTAAAGTCAATCACTGTGGTTCGACTATGAAGTGGCGGGATGATTCTGTTTTTGTAATTACATGTGAAAATGAAGCGGCAATTCTTGCTGAACTCCTCAATGAACCCACGAAGAGCGGGTTGTGTGGAATTGGGATTGAGATAATCTGCCTCATCAAGTATCACAACCTTGACCTTACCAGCCAACGAAACAGTACTTGCAAAGTCTTTGATTTTAGTCCTCAACACATCAATACCAGACTCCTCAGAGCCGTTGATGATGATGTAGTCGCACCCCAATTCTTCACACAGAGCCCGTGCAATTGTAGTCTTACCTGTCCCAGCTGTGCCAGATAACAACATATTCGGAATGTTGTCCTGATCCACAAATTCCTGGAATGTCTTTTTCAATTTGTCAGGCAGAATACAATCACTAATTTTTCGCGGACGATACTTTTCAACCCAAAGAAACTGCTCACGATTGGCTTCCATGATTACACCTTAGATGTAGAGTCAGCCGCAATAAGATATGTTAAATCAGAAGTTGTGGACTCAAAGAAGAACACCAAAACCTTGCCTGTCTTGGCGACAGCATGAGCCACACGAACATTATATTCATCTGCTACTACCTTGAAGCTATCAATAGCCATTTTCACATTGAAAGATTCTGTAGCCTCTCCCAAAGGCTTCTTGTAGCTGTGTGATGTAGTGTTCTTCGGGTCATTGATGCTGAGAGTCACCTTACCCTTCTCGGACACAATATTCAACATGGTGGCAGACACGATGCTAGCCGTCTTGACAATGGTTTGAATGTCAGATGCCGTCATCTTGAATGTATACACATCTTCAAGCTGAGGGGGATTCTCGTTAGGAGCAGTCACCAGGGATTCATCAGCATAGAAATATTCAATCTCACCACCATTCTCAGAACGAATAGTCAGACTCTTATCTCCAAACTCAATGTCAGGATTCTGTGACACAGAAATCAATGACAGGAGTTGATTCAAATCATAAATGGCAAACTGTTGCGGGAATGTTTCCTCAACAACAGCACGCGCCTGAATGCTGTTTACAGCGTTTCGTGTTGCCAACTTCTGGCCAGGCTTCACTAGCAAGTTGCTGCTAATTTGTGCGAAGCTTTGAAGAAGGGTTATAGTTTTGCTGCTAATCTTCATAATGTTTACTCCTCAGTTGTGGTGTGTTCATCGTTGTCGTGAACATGTAATAGTATAATAGCGTAGTGAATAATTTTCAAGATGTCTTTACGATTATACCCATTCTTTTTTCCATATCGTTGTGCATACTTCATGATGTTACCAATAGTGAATCCTACACCATGTCCTCCATCAATGATGAACTCTGTAGCTTGAAACTTGCTTTTGGAGTAATGCTCATCATAGGTTGAATCAATATAAGATTTCAATTCACGAAGAATTCTATCTTCATGGAACTTGTAATTAATGTCTTCCATGTTGTTATTCCTCAATAATAGGTTTGTCTTTTCCATGTTCAGGACACAAGGTACGATACCAGCTACCTCCACGTAGCTGTCCCGGCGAACCACATTCTTCACAAATTGTGAAACTTCTCTTACACACCTCAATAATTTTCTTGTCCAATTCTTCATTGTAGTCTGTATAGATGCGAAGTCCACCAAACTTCTCCTTGACTTGAATCACTTTTTGGGAAATTTTGTTTTGTTCAATAAAATCAAACACTTCATTGATAAGTGACCCCCACCCTTTCCCTACAGATTCTAGAGCAAGAGCGCGGTCATATCCTTCGTAAATAACATAAGTGGGGTATCGTGGGCTGACCTGTTTCATACTTCCTCCTATCCTAAAAATGTTGCTGAGATCCAAATACCTAAATAACTTCCTGCGACACTTCCCAAAGCATATCCAGCCCATTGATGAAGCTGATCCTGTCCATGTGCAATCTTACGGATTACAAAGAAATTGATGGAAGCAATCATGAAATCACTCAAGGCTGCTGTATGATAGTGTGCTTCAGCTACAGCACGAAAATTGATACACCAGATAGTATAGCTTAATACCTGAATGAAAAACAAAACAGCTGCTTCTTTACCTTTCACACCAACATATTGCATATTTCATCTCACTCCATTCATGCCCATTAGAGCATTTATAATAGGTTGTTGTGGGATTAACATCATGAACATGCCATGTGCCATCCTCATCAAAAAAACGGTCTTGGGATTGTTTCAAGTCATATATGCTATCCATGACGTACACTTTACTTCTAGTGTTCTCATTTCTGCATGTATTACAAATCATTTGTTAACCTGCCTTGCTAAATGTTCAAACTGGTCTTTTACATCCTCGTCCAATTCCTCTTGTGTCTTTTCACCTCGGTGAGCTCTGGACCAGGCAAAGATGTCCAACATCAATTCACGCAATCTATCTGTATCATGTGTGACTTCACCAAAGGCTTGCATCCTATGAAAGATGGCTTCATACACAGCAACCTTGCGTTCTAAATTCATAGATACATTTCCTTTAAATAATCCCATAAAATGATATTCATTGCTGCTGATACATTGAAACTGCGAAGAACACCACGTTGAGGAATGC